CGAACCCGGTGTTCGAGTCTGATTATAGATTCTTGAGCCTAGCGCCCCCGGTGGCGCGCGACGACTCGGTGATACGGAGTCGTTCATGGCTAGCAACACCAACTCGCCTTTTGGCTTCTGGCAGCGCGCCGGTATCGGCAGCTCGCCGACCTACGAGCAGTTCGAGAACGCCAACGGCGGTATCGACTACAACGCGACCGTCATTTATTTCGGTGATCCGGTCCTGCGCTCAGGCTCGGGCGACGGCACCTACATCCAAGGCAGCAACGGACAGACGGTGCCGATGGCGGGCGTCTTCATCGGCTGCAAATATCTTTCCACCGCGATCGGCCGCGTCGTGTGGAGCAACTACTGGCCCGGTGGTTCTCCCACCACTTCGGGCAACCAGACGTCCATTTCCGCATGGGTCGTGAATGACCCGAACGCGCAGTTCCTCGCACAGTCGGATTCGACCGGCGTCGTGCAGGCGGATGTGGGCTCGAACCTGGATTATCAAATCGGCACCGGCACGACCGCGAACGGCATCTCGGGCGCGTATCTCGTTCACTCTGGCGCGACCACGAGCACGAAGCCTTTCCGCTTCCAATCCCTCGTGCTCGATCCGCCCGGAGCGAACGGCACGAACTCGGGCGCGTACAACTACGCGGTTGTTGCCTTCAACAACGTGGAGACCAAGTCTCTCACGGCGGGTAACACTTAAGGAGCATGAGCCATGGCTATTAATCTTGCAGCAATCCGTGACCTCCTGCTCCCCGGCCTTCGTGGCTTGACCGGAAAATACGAACAGATCCCAAGCCAGTGGGATAAGGTTTTTACCAAGTTTGACAGCAAGTTAGCCTTGGAAAGAACCGCCGAAATGCGCTACCTCCCGCTCGCTCAGTTGAAGACTGAGGGCGGCCAGACGCAGTTCGACAACAACGCAGGCGAGCGCTACGTCTACAACCAAGAGCACACCGAAATCGGTCTTGGCTACGCGATCACCCGCAAGGCGATCGACGACAACCTCTACAAGACGCAGTTCCATCCCTCGAACCTTGGGCTCTTGGAGTCGTTCCATCAGACGTAGGAACTCTACGCCGCGAACGTGCTGAATACCGCAACGACCTACAACACGAAGGTCAACGGCGACGGCGTGGCGCTTTGCTCCACCGCCCACCCGATCGACGGGGCCACGATCGCCAATACGTTCACGACTCAGGTCGATCTGAACGAGGCGACGCTGCTCTCCGCGATGGTCAACATCCGCACCGTCTTCAAGGACCAAGCGGGCCTGAAGATGTTCGCGCGCGGCCGGAAACTCATCGTTCCTCCGCAGCTCGAACCCGTTGCGATTCGCTTGACGAAGACCGAGCTTCGCCCGGGAACCGCGGACAACGACGTCAACGCGATCCTCTCCACGGCCGGCGGTATCCCCGAAGGCTACATGGTCATGGACTTCTTGACTTCGAACTACGCGTGGTTCTTGCTCACGAATATCGCGGGCCTGGCGTTCATGAACCGCATTCCGTTTGAGACGGATATGCAGGTGGACTTCGTGACGGACAACTTGCTCGTCAAGGGGTACCAGCGTTATTCGTTCAACTACTTCAACTGGCGTTCGTTGTACGGAGCGTTCCCAACGTCGTAACCTTTCAGGTTATCATTGACATAATGGCAACTGAGGAAACGAACTAATGGACATCAACGGCGGCCAATTAACGCAGACGAACGGCAACCCGGTATTCCCCGGGACCGTGTTCACGGGCCCCTTGATCGCGGGCAACATCATCCATTCGGATGGATCGAACGCGGCTGCGGGTCTTGGCGAGACGAACACTGGTACTGCGAACCAGGGCTACGTAGTGATGGCGCAAACGGCGATCATCACGCAGGTCACGGGTGCGCAGACGACCGCGATTGTGATCCCCGCACAGAGTCAGATCACGGCGATCCAGTGCGCAATTACGACCGCGTGGACTACGGGCACGACGACTTTTGGCGTGGGAGCTACGGCGGGAACGACGAACGCGACGGCTTTCACCGCCGCTGGCGCACTCGCGGGCGGCACGGCCAATACGATCGCGACGGCGCTGCCGTCCACCGCTGCGCAGACGGCGAACTGGGATAACGTATCGAACTCGACGTTCCAGAGCGGTGGCGCTGCGGACGTCATCATCACGGTGACTTCGGGCGGTGGCGCGGGGTCTGGCGTTGGAACGTTGAC